TCGAGCGACAGCTTCCCGACGATCGAAAGCGTCGTGCCGTCCCACGTCAGCGAGTTGAGACTCCCGTCTCCAATAGAAAATTTATACGCCGCGCCACTGTACCCGAGGAAGAACCCCGCCCCGGTGTTGTAGGCCGTCTGGCCGCCCTTGATGAAACCGGCCGTGTCGAGCGTGATGTTTCCGGCGGTGATCGTGCCGAGGTTGGCCGAGATCGCCGAGAGCGTCGCTACGCTCAGGTTCGTTGCGGTGATGGTCGCTGCGGCGATGTTGCCGCCGGTGATCGTGCTCGCCGCGATGTTCCCGCCCAGGATCGTCGCGGTGGCGATGAGCGCGTTCGTGCTCGTCGCGTTGGCGATTTGAGCGCCGGTGATTCTCGCCAGTGCAATCTGCGCCGCTGTGATCGTGGCCAGTGCGATTTGCGCTGACGTGATCGTGGCAAGAGCGATCTTCGCCGCCGAAATCGCCGCGTCTGCGATGCGTGCCGTATCGACCGCCAGCAGACCGATCTTGGCGTTCGTGATCGCGGCATCCTGAATCAACGCGGTCGAGATCGCGGCGTTCGCAATCACGCCATCGCCCGCGACGATGGCATTGGCGCCAATCTTGCCAGCGATGATCGCTCCGGCCGCGATTGCGCCCGCAGTAATCGTATTGGCGGTGATGTCGCCGCCGTCTACCGCCTTGGTCCACGAATTCCCCGTGGCATCGACCCGATAGAGCTTCGTGTCGGTGGTCAGGAAAAACGCCGAGCCCGTCGGGTAAGTCGCACTCGGCAGCGTCGGCAGCACACCTCCGATCCCGACCGGCCGCAATCCGCCGGCGAACTTGTCATAGGCGTTGATCGCGCCCGCGGCGATCTTGTTCGCCGTGATGATCAGGTCGCTGAGATCATTCGTCGTGACGAAGCCCGTGGACGCCGCCACGCCTGCGGTGGCGTTGAATGGCCCTTTCAGGGTAGCCAGCGATACCGCGCGGACCCAGTAATAGCGGGTGACCCCAGTCAGTCCGAGGATGTCCGCGTACATGTCGCCCTCGGTCGTGCCGATCAATACGGCCGTCCCGAGGTCATTCGTCCCGGACCGCCAGACCTCGACATAGGCATGTCCGTGGTATTGCGGCTGGTCGAACGTGAGGAGCACCGTCGTCAGTGCTCCGGTCGCAACCAGGTTCTTCACCGCTGGCGGCGACAGGTAGTCGCTCTCCCCTACGGGGACCGGGAAAAAGGTGGTCCCGTCATACCCGGGGAACTTCGCCATCAGCTGCCCGTTGAGCGCCGATCTCGAGAGCCGGCCGTTCTTCGCCAGGTCGCGCCACGTCACCGAGCGGTCGAGCGGATCCCCAAGCGGGAATTCGCGCATCTTCGCGATGCGCACCAGCGCGTCGACTGCTCCGTAGAGATTATCCGGCGCGTAGTCCGGGATGGACGGGACGATCGGCTCGGACAGCAGGTCCGGCGCGATCGTCATGTCACAAGGCCCTGCAGCTCTTCCATCGACGTCGCCACCGCGACGCCGCGCATGTCCGTCGCGCCCGAGCCCTCCAGCTGTACCTCGAAATCACGCGCGAGATAGCCCCCCGGCAGCGTGAACGGTTCCTGCGACGTGACCGTAAAGGTGCCCCTCAACACCGAGTCCGCGTAGAGCTTCAGTGTCACCGGATAGCTGACCGCAATCACCTGCGCCACCGCCGGGTTGATCGGCCGCGGCATCGTGAAAACCTTGGACTTCCACTGATCGGCGCGGAATGTCCCGGCCGACGCCCAGCGTTTGATGTCGGCGCCGACCATGAGATACAGCGCCTCGCGCTGCGGATCGTTGTAGCCCGCCGTGGCATACAGATCCGTGTAGATCAATCCGGCTTTCGGATTCATCGGGTTGAAGATGAAACCGCGCTGCGTGCCGGCGCCGTCGTCGTAGAACCCGACGTAGCGGTTTTTCCAGCGATAGGCCGAGATCGACTCAGGCTTGAACGCCTGCCACTGCTCCCGCGTGAGAAAAACGTCGGAGGTCAGCGCCTGCCATCCCGCCGACGAGACCATGCACAGCCCCTCGGCCGAGGGATACATCACCGCACCGGGAAAGTTCACGATCCCGCGCTTTGCCACGCATGCCTGGCCCTCGCCGATCTTGTTGAGCGACAAGTTGCTCGGAGAATCGCACGCGCCGGCGTAGGGCTTGCCGTTCGTGAGTGCGACCAGCGTGCTCCCGTAGGCGCCCAAGCCGACAATCTCGTAGGGCGTGCTCTTGCGATAACGTGCTGGCCACGCGTGCGGCTGAAACGGCTCGCACATCCACACGTCCTGCTTCGAGAACCCCGCGATGATGCCGTTCGAGAGATCCACCAAGCCCTTGAGATCGACCGGCGGCGGGATCCAGAATCGGCTTTTGATGACCTCGTTCAGCGTGGAATCGAGCGCCGAATCCACATAGCTCGCAGTCGCGACGGCGATCTCGGCGACGAACTGCGCATCCGTGGCATTGTTTCCCGTCACCGAACGGTAAATCCGTTTGGAGACGATGTTGTACCCCGCTCCCGGCCCAAGGCTCATTCCGCCGACCGTGACGGCATCCCCAGGCTTTCGCGTGATGATCGGCGATGGATCGGACGGCGGGCCCTCCTCGCCCCATCCCGAGACGTAGGTGTAGATGTAGGTGTTGTCCTGCGGATTTCCCGATCCACCGCCGCCGTTGGCCACGGTCGGCGCCGCCGCCGGCTTCGGCACGCCGAGCTTGTACCAGTTCATCGGGTAGTCGGTCCCGCCGACTAGCGCGATCGAGTTGTCAGTGATGCGCGGCTCGTTCTCGCCCGTCCACAACGTGCGCTCGGACGTGTCGTTGTTGATCGGCCCACGCACGTAGTCGACATCGGACGTCGACGAAAACCAGTACTGCGCCTCGTTCGTGATGTCTTTGCCGAAGCGGTAGATCGCCTTCTTGGTCCCGATCTTGGTCGGCGTGACCACGAACAAGGCATCGTGGAACGCGCGCAGCTCGCCGGAGTAGAGATCGCAGTTCATCGCAAACTGCGACTGCGAATCCGTGAGCAGCCGCGCCGACACCGCAGGCGCCATGCCCCAGAATTCCGTGATGAGGAACCCGGGCATGGCGGTTCAGTCGTCCATGACGATGATCTTCACCAGCGGGCGCAACTGCGCGGCGCTTGGCGTCGGATACTTCTCTTCGTACTTCGCCAGGTCTTCCTTCGACAGACCCGCTGGCACGGGAGGGAATGCGGCCGAATACTTGATCGGATCGCGATTGATCTCGAACTCAGCCTCCAGCATTTCCTCGATTTTTTCGGTGAACTCGCCGAGCTTGACTTCCGGGATCTTCATTCGGCGCTCGGTCTTCCCGGTCTTTTGCATTCGCCGGACGGTTTTCCCGTTCTCCTCGACACTGACTTCCTCCTCGAGCTCGTGGTCGTACTCCACGCTCATTTCGCGCTGAAGCTTGTCACGCCGCTTCTGGAATGCGACGACCGCAGCTTCGAGGTGGCTACCGATGTAGCCGATGTTGTAATCGACCTTGCCATCCTTCAACTTTGGCAGCTTGTCGATCCCCTGAAACGCCCCGAGCCCCTCGCGTACCGTCATCTTGATCATGGTCAGCAGTCCTCCACGCCGGTCGCTTGGTAACGCTTGACGATCTCTTCCTTCGCCACCGCGTAGAGGAGACTGAACGGATTTGCGTCGGCAACGTAGGGCGTGCCGACCTGGAAGGATTCCAGCATTACCGGAGGCTGCTGACACGGCACTTCGATCTGCTGAAGCCCGGACGACGTGCTGACGGTCTCGAGTCGGGTACTGAGAGGCGGATTCGCCGCGTTCTCGTCGGCATAGATGCCGACAGTTGCGCTCCACCCTTGGCGCTTGCCGCCGGTGATGTGCTCCACGCGGAAGTACGCTTGCGGAATCGCAAGCTTCCGGTAATTGACTGCCGCCTTCAAGCCCATAGTGATCTCCTGAAATGAAAAAGGCCGCACGCGGCGGCCTTGGTTGAAAGAGCTATGCCTACTGCAACGTTGCTGTCTTCGCCTCCAGCGCGGCGATGCGCGCCTCGTGATCGTCGAGGATCATCCCGTGCGGCACGATGAATCGCTCGTACTGCACCCAGTTCGGTGCGCCGCTTTCATCGACAGTGATGAAGCGTTCGTCGACCAGCGCGATCTCCTCGGCGGCATAGCCGATCCAGCGTTTGGTATAGGCATCGGCCTCGGAGAGTGACCTGTACGAGAAGGCATGCCTTCCAAGCGCGATCGTGCGCGCCTCGACAAGCGTCATGTCGATCAGATCGCCCTTGTACTTCAGAGAAGAGGTTGAGCGCAGGAGGTTGTTGCTGGCCGCGTTGTCGAGGAAGGCATTGGCGGCAGAGGCGGTCGTGCCGACGCCGGCGAAGGTGCACGCACCGCCAGCGGTGAGCGTCTGCGCGGCGGCGATGGTGAGGCCGAGGTTGGCGGTGACGAGGCCGGAGGTGGCGATGGTGACAGCGATATTGCTTCCGAGCAAGAAATTGATCGGCAAACCAGTCCCGGTACCAGTGGCATCACTTGTGATACGAACATCGTTGGCAGCCGTATCCACTCGCATGAGTAGACGGGAGGCATTCGCCGGGTCAGGACTGCTATACGCAACGAATCCGGCGTTTGTCCCGGCACCATTGGGGAGTGCTCCGATCTGGGTAGCCCCACCAACAGTGCTGCTTTGAAATAGCACACGGCTCGCGCTCGTCGCATTCGAGAAATCGCCAGCAATGCGAAGGCCGGTGCCGGAGAACGTGAGATTGTTTGTCAGCGTCGCGCCGGCAAACGTCGGCGTCGCCCCGGTATGAATGTTCTGCGGCAGCGAGAGCGTGATCGAGCCGGCACCGACGCTCGCGGTGACCTGGTTCGTCGTGCCCGCGATGGTCCCGAGCACCGGAGCGAAACCAGTCGAGCCGATGAGGAGCTGACCATTGGTCGGAGCCGCGGTTGCGGCGATCGCTCCGCTGGCGCCGGAATAGGTAAAGGCATTCGCGGTGAGGCCGGAGAGCGTCAACCCAGCGAACGTCGGCGTGCTCGCAACCCCCAGCGCGATCGCCGTCGCTGCGGCCGCCATCGTCGCAGCACCGACGATGCTGCGCCCAACCGCGGTGAACGCCGTAAGCGCGAGCGAGGCAACGGCGGTGAAGTACGGGATCTGATCGGCGGCACCGACGAGGCCGGAGAACGCTGTGAGATTGTCGGCGTACGGCTGAGCTGTGTACGCGAGCGGCGGGATGACCTGAGACAGATTCCCAGAGATCGTCTCGAGCGAGGATCCCGCATTCGGGACAAACGCACTGGTCTGAAGCAGGATCGCCCCGTTCGGCGCCTTGATGACGAAGTCGTAGTACGAACCCTTCGTGCCCAGCGCGTTCGGGAACAGGTTCAGCGTCGCAGTGCCGTCGGCCGCGCTCACCGTCCGTTCTTCGACCCGCGCGACCACCTGGTTGTTGTAGACCTCGGGGACGCTTAGCCTGGCCGTGAAGATGGCGTCCTTGATCGCAACACCATTCGCATCGAAGACATGAACGGAGACAGCAACGGTGGGGACGGCCATGGTGCGTTCCTATCGAAACCTGCTTGCCGGCGCGGGACGGGAACGTCCATGCGCGGTTTTGCGGACAGCGGCATTCGCAATGGCGAGCTCAAACGCGCCATTGTTGACCGCCGCTGCGTTCACGTCGGTGTACGGCTTCCTCGGGCTCATCATCAGAAGGGCCTTGGCTTTCGCGGCGATGTCGTCCGAATAGTCCTCGAAAACGTCATCGGGAACGCCACTCGCCGTGCGCGCCGGCCTCATCACCAGCTCCATCAATACGATCAGCCCCGCCGTCGACGGCGACGGATAGAGCTTGGCGTGCGACGGATCGGAAAGCAGAATCCCGCCGGGCGTGCCCGCGCTGAGCAGGATCAAGGGCGCCGCCTCGGCCGCGGTCAGAATCCTGAGCGGCGTGTTGTTGCACGTCGCCGCCTCGATCGCGTGGATCACCTTCTCGGTATCGGTGGTAAGCGGGTAGGACTGCGCTGCCGTGGTGACAAATTGCTGCTGCTCTCGCCACACCTTCGCACGCCGGCAGAACTCGATCGCCGACATGCGCAGGGCGACGTCCGCCGCCTCGGCCGGGCAAGTCGGGAGATCCGGAAGGACCAGATCGTAGAAGGCGTTCCAGGATTTCATACCTCACTCCCGACGAGCGCGAAGAACGCGTTTGCCCTGGGCATCGAACCCGCCTCGGAGTTCTTCATCAGCGCGCGGGCCGTTACGTAGTCGCTAAGCGCCGCGTGATACATCTGATTCAGCGGGACGGTATCGCCCACCACCAGATCCGGGATATCGCTGCCGAGGGTGCCGATGAAGATATCCGGCCGCTTGGCGCGCAGAAGCTTGATCCCCTGATTCAGAAAACCGAGCAACTCGGGGTCCAGCCAACGCGCCGGCGGCGTGTCAAATAGCGGCCCCCTCGCCTGGTCGAGGAGGTTCTGGGCGGTGACAGGCATCGATTACGCGGCCGCTTCGGCGCCCTTCGCAGCCTTGCCGTTGCCCGCTGCAGCGCCATTCTTCGGCGTCTTGGGCGCCTGCGTCGCCGTCTTGACGACTTCGGCGCCATCGTCATTGTCGCCGGCGTCCGGATCGGTTCCCGTCTTCGCCGACTGCTTCGACTTCCGCAATTCGTCCGGGTGGACCTCGAACCCTTCCTCGATCTTGAGGAATGCGGCGATGTCCTCCGGAGGGGTCACGTCGCAGACGTGATGGCCGTCCGCGTCGGGCTTGAAGTGGTACTTGCGCTCGCGGTCCTTGCCCATTTCGATGACGCTGCCGTGGGAGAGGACGACCCCTTCCTTGTCGGTTTGCTGCCGGCGAATCTTGCTGATGATCTTCATATGCACCTCGTGCAGTTGTAGGAGTAAGAAAAACGGGGACCCGAAGGCCCCCGCAATGCGTCATCCGCTGAAACGATGCCCGGCTTAGCCGCCGAAGCTCGCGGCGCGGTAGAACGCCGTCAGCCCGACCTCGCCTGCCTGGAACGTCGCCGATCCGGCCACGACCTTGATGCCCAGCGTCTTCAGCTGCGCACCCGACGGCACGCTGCCCGACGGCGTCGCCGCGCGCGGAGCCGTCCGCCACAGCGACTTCGTGGTCGGACGCGCCACACCGCCGGCCTGCGCGACGGTGCTGGCAGCGATGAACGCGTTGCCGTCGCCGTTGACGTTGTTGGTCACGTCCAGATCGGTCTTGCCGGCGTTGAGATACCCGACCGACAGCGTGATGGTCGGACCAACGTTCGAGTCCAGATCGTCCGCGTCGAGAATGACATCCACGAGAATGTGATCTTCCGGAATCGGAAGCATCTCGAAGATGTCGTTCGCCGCGGCGGCGGCCGGGCTGATTTCCGCCCTTACCGACAGCAGATCGCTGTCGTCCGCGCTCGGGACAACCTTGGTGCCCTTGACGTAATCGCTTTGAGTGTTCGCCATGTTGGCTTCCCTCGCTTACGCCGGATCGATCGCGTACGTGTCCAGGGCGATAACCCCGAAGTCACGCGACGTTCCGTCGATGGTGAACGCCGTCTTCTTCACGCCGAAGATGCTCGACGTGCTGATGACGGCCTGGTTGCCGTTGTCGCGGCTCTCCTCGTGCCAGTCGAACCGCAGACCGGTACCGGGCGACCCGAACGCGACCACGCCGGCCTGACGACCGAGGAAGAGCGCGCGCGCCGCCGGGAGATTCGCGCCGGCGCCGTAGTCCGAGAAACGGATCACGGCGCGGTGCTCGTGCAGCACCGTGTTGCGGTGATAGCCCATGCCGCCCATGAAGATCGGCGACTTGTTGCCCACCGCAGTTGCGAGCGCCTTCTGCACGTCCAGCCATTGGCCGGTCGAGCTGTTGTTGCGCACGCTGTGCGACTGGAACGGGTGCATCACGATCACGTAGCGCTCTTCGCCCTCGATCTTGATCGGCTGGATCGCGGGGATGCCGGACGTGCCGCCACCCATCGTCGAGGCACGCGTCACGGCGCGCTCGATCAGGGTCAACGACATGATTCCGGCCGCGGTGAGCGTCGCCTTGGTGGTTCCGTCACCGTAGAGGGTGTGCTGCGCGTCCGGCGCAACCAGCCCGTTGTTCGCGAACCCAGTGTAGGTCGTCGGATAGATAAAGTCCGTCGCCACACCACGCGCACCCGAGAGGTACATGAACAGCAGCTCGTCGAACAGACGTGCCCACCATTCGCCCTGACGCACGCGCGCGATCTTGCGCAGGTCATGGATGGTGCGCTTGCGCGTCATCCGGCCGCCGGTGTTCACGCCGCCGCGGGCCTGATCGATGTACACCGAGTCGGTGTAGAACTTCAGCCTTCCGTTCGGTGTGAGGTCGCTATCCTCTCACCCGTCTCGCTCATCGCAGCGAGACCGCTACCGGTTACCCGGTAGAGCAGACTATCTCTTCACCCTCTATCGAGGGGCTCCGCGCTTCCGGCCGCTTGGCCGTACTCCCTTTCGGGATAGTCGTTGAACCTTCAGAGCGTTGGTGAGGACAGATGCCGCCGTTGCGGTGCTTGCCGTGATTGCAATTGGCGCACAGCACTTGATAGCCCGGAGGGAATCCAGACTTCTTAAGCCAGCGATACATGAAGATGCCGGTCGCGGACCGGTAGTCGCCTTTGAAAATCGACTTCCGATGTTCTGCGCCGTTGTTCTCAATGTGGTCAATCCCGAGAAACAGAGGCTCCGTTTCTCCGCAACATGCACATCGATAACCGCCATAGGCGGCGAACACTGCATCTTTCAAATTCTTGTACCTAGTAGCGGCCCATTCCTTCTTTTCCGCCTTGTGGCTGGAATAGTAGGCTTTCATCCGCTCCGCTTCGCATGATTTGCATCGCGCCGAAACGAGACCCGGGCGTTTACCTTGCGAATGAGCGTAGAACTGATCGAGCCGCTTGTTCTTACCGCACTTGGTACAGGTTTTCCTCTTCACACAACGCTCCGCTTGGCTGCTGATTGTCCGTAGAACTTTACACTATTCTACGGAGGTTCCAGCAATTCACGGAGTAACTACTGGCGATTACTCGCCAGCGGGACCATTAAGCGGCGAGCCGCCAATCCTCTTCCTTGCCCTCGAGGGTGTTGTCGCCTTCGACCGGCTGCATCTTCAGCTGCATGACCAGGTCGTAGGAAATGTTCTCGCCGGCGTCGCTTTCCAGACTCGGCAACGTCTGAATGGGCATCTGCGATTCCTCGCCGACGCCCATGAACTTGCGGTTGAAGTACGACTCCCGCCCCACGTCGACCGCGAGGAAGGCGCTGAACTTCCTGACCGCTTTCGGGTCACCCAACCCGATGATGGTCTTCATAGAAGTGCTCCTTGAAAAGAAAGTTCAAGGCGCACTCCTGCGCGCCACCAATGAAAACGCGCACCGGAGTTGCCTCTCGGTGCGCGTCTGTTCGCGGAACCCCGCGAATCCTGCTACTTCAGATTGATCCCCTGCTTTGCCTGTTCCACGCTCGGGCGCTTGGCCCCGGCTTTCTCGACCGACACCTTTTCGTCGGCCATGAATCGGAGCCGCGCGCGGCGGCCGGACTTCTCCTCAACGGTGACCGTGATCCGGCCCTTGTCAATCGACACCGCTTCGCCGACAGTCACATCCAACGTGAGAGACGTAACGCTCATCCCGCGCGCAAGTAGCGATCCTGATCGGCCTTGGACATGGCGGCGAGCGCATTCTCGAAATCCATGCCTTCGAGCTTATCCAGGTGCGCGAACTCGCCGCTTCCCGTCGCGTCGGCCTCACCGCCCGCCGCCGGCACAGCGGCAAGGGTCTGCGGCACGACGCTGAGATTGGGCCTGCGCTTCGTGTCCGCGGCGGGTTTCGGCTTTTCGCCAGGCTTTTCGCCGGGCGCCGGGACTTTCTTCCCGAGCCCGAAGTCGGATTTGAGTCGGCGATGGGCTTCGTGCAGACACCACACCGAGGACTTGCCTTCGCTTTCGGGTTCCTGTGCGATCGCCTTGACCTCGGCGTCCAGCGCGGCATTGAGCCGGCGGGTGCGGCTGAGATTTGCCTGCGCTTCGGCAATGACGTCGGCTTTGCCGGATTCCTTCGCCTTCGCGAACGCCTGCTCGGCAATGTCCAACCGGTAGTCCACGCCTTCCTTGGTTGCCGCATCGCGCATGAAGCGCTTGATCTCCCACGCCCACTCCTGCGCCGCCGCCTGGGCGTTCGCCTCGGCCGAGATCTCGGCTTTGATCTGGGCGCGGTCCAGCGTACGCATGTCAGCCTCGGCGGCCTGCAACTGCTTGCTGAACTCGTCGGCGTCGATATCGCCGCCTTTGAAGTCCTCGAGCGCTTTCGCTTTGCGCGCCTCGATCGCCGCGACCTTGTTGTCGAAGTCCTCGACGGGGGCTGCGATGTACTGCGCTACGAACGCCGGGTCCGGCTCTTCGTTCGCCTCGCCGGCTGGTGTAGCGGCATCCCCTGCGGCAGCAGCGTCGCCGGCGGCCGCGGCAGGTTTCGCGACTTTGCCAGCGGCATCAGGTTTGCCGCCGCCCGCGTCAGCGGCAGCAGTTCCGGCGGCGTCGGCTCCGTCCGCTTTGCCCCCGGCATCGGCGCCAGCTTTGCCCCCGGCAGCCGCCGCAGCATCTCCATCGCCGTCGCCACCGTCTCCATCGGCATCCCCGTCGCCAGCAGCAATTTCCGTGAGTGCGTCAACATCGTCGGGATCCTCTTTGAGCGCCTCGCGCTCTTCGTCGGACAGTCCGGCCAGTTCTTCGGGTGTCATCTTTCGATTACTCCTTGTATTCGCCGGACTCGCCGGCAACCGCTGCCATCTCCAGCAGCTTGTCCTTGGCGAGAGCCTGTGCAGCCTTCAGCCGCTTCGGGTCTTTCTTGATCGCGCACGCGTCCTGCAGCGTCCGCAAGTCACTCTCGACCCGCCACTTCTCGTCGCCCATCGCCACCAGCGTGCTGCCCCTGCTTTTCGCTTTCGCCATGACCTACTCCTTCGCCTTCTTCGCCGGTTTCGGCGCAGATTCATCGACGCGCTTGCCCAGGGCCTCGATCGCTTGCGCGATGTCGTCCATGCGCTTCATCAGCGCCTCCAACTCCTTGCTCGCTTCCTTGTTGACCTCGGCCACACGGATCTCAGCATCCGCCCTGACGCGTTCAACCTCGACCGCGTTGTCGGCGTCGCGCCGGACCTGCGCCAGTTGATCCTCGAACTCGCGCTTGGCGTCGACCAGTTGCCCGGTCAGGGCATCGATCTGCTCCGCCGCGGCAGATTGAATCTTGCGAATCTGCTCTTGGAATTGAGCCGCAGCCTCGCCGTTTCCTCCGGCCGCCGCGTGCGCGGAGATTTCCTCCGCCTCGGCGTTGAGCTTCTTGACCGTGGCGGCCTGCTCTTGCAGCGTGAGGGTCGCCTGTTGTTCCTGCATCGCGCGAGCCTGCTCTTGCTGGGCACGCTGCGCCTCGATAGCCTGGCGCTCCTCCGGCGACATCTTCTCGTTGGGCTCCTGTTCACCGGTGATGCGCCGAATCTCGGATGCGATCTCATCCTTGTTCGGCATGTCGGAGTAGTCGAAGGCGATGCGCAGCAGCCGCAGCGCGATATCGGGCTGGAGCTTGCCCGCGAGATCCATCATCGTCTCGAACATCGCCTGGCGCAGCGAACCATGGAAATCCTGCTCGTCGACGACGAAATCGGCCTCGTCGGCGGTGATGTCGTTGATCCATCGGACGCTGCCGTCGACTTGAATCTCGGGCTGATTGATCTTCACCCACTGCACCGCGCCCATGCTGCCGACGATGCGCAGCACCTTGGGGGCGGTCATGAACTGCTCCGACAACGACAGTTGCTTCTGCCCCTGCGCATGCACCACGTACCGCAGGTTGTCGAACGGTTCCGTCGTGCTGACCGAGCCCTGCAACTGCCGTGCCTCGATCGCCCGGCCGGACGCGGCATTCGTCTGGTGCCCGAGGTTCTCGTCGTTGATCCCGACGGTTCGCTGAATCTTCGAGCCGTCGATTTGCATGATCTCGAGGTGGCCCTTAGCCATCTCCATGTCACGACGCAGATCGAACTTCTTGTTCGGGTTGGTGACGATGGTGCCATCGGGTCGATCGGCCTCCTCACGCGTCGCGTCCCAATCGTCCACCGCACCCTTCTCACCGATGATCTGGTTGGTGCTCATGTGGAACAGCGCCTTGCTCGCGCGCTTGTTCAGGTCCTCTTGAATGTCCCGCGCGCGCCGGATCGGGCCGTACGGCATCTTGTCGCGGCCGCGGCGGTAGCAGAAGATCGGCGTGAACGGATAACGATCGTGCCGGTACGGGCTCGGCCCCATGTAGAGCATGTCGCCCTCGGTGAAGATCGCCACGTGCATGCGCATCATCACCTGCTGGTACAGCTCGACAGCGCCCTGCTCCACCGCCTTTTTCATCATCGGGTGCGTCTCGTCGTACACCTTGCCGTCGAAAACCTCACCGCGGCAGATCTGGCAGCGCACCGGCATGCGATACCAGCCCTCGATCAATTTGACGCGTTCGCGCTGGTTACCAACCACGAACGAATCGGTAATGTAGGTCCGCCGGCCGATCACGGCGCCCGATTCGTCCCTCGCTTGGAAGTGCTGGCCGAGATACCAGAAGTCGTCGTCGTCTTCGATGTGGAGCTGAGCCGCCACCGCAGCGCGCCGGAGCTGCTCCTTGCGATTCGGGAACATTTCCTCGGAAATGTCCAAGTCCGCCCAGCGCCAGCGGAACATGTAGCGGCCGTCGGAAACGTCCTGCTTGGTCGCGCCGGCCGAATCCCACAGCATGTAACGCCAGTCTTCGTACCGGCTGTAGAGGATCTCCTGCGTCGGGTCGTTGCAGGCGCCATCCTCGACCCAACCGACCCCGACCTTGACCGTATCGGCGAACGCGCGAGACCGTTCGAACGCCGACTGATTGACGTCGGAGATGTACTTCAGGACCTTCTTCTTGACGTCGGCGAGCTCGACGCTATCTTCCCTGCGCGGGAGCACGCTCCAATCCACCCGCGTGCGCCGCTCGGTGCCGATCATCCAGTCGCACATCGGCGCGACTTCGTTGTAGACGAGCGGCGCCTGACCGCGCCCGATCAAGTCGTCGGCATCTTCCTGCGACCACTGCAAGCCATCGTAGAAATCGTGGTCAATCGCCTGCTGATAGCGGTTGACCGCCTGCTTCTCCCGCTCCTGGAAGTACCAGTCGAGCAACTTGCGGTGAACCTTCTTCGCCTTCTCCCCGTCCAGATCCGTCGCCGGCTTCTTCGGCCGCTTCGAATCCTCGGCGGCCGCGGCGGCGTTCTCCTGGTCAAGCGTCAGCTCGACCGTGTGCGGGCGATCGACCGCGCGGACGTTTTCGAGACCGGCCATCAGTGCCTCGTCCTCGCGTACGCATCAAGTTCGTTCTCATCCGGCGCCGTGACTTCGCCGGTGGACACGACCTTGCCATCCACCAGAAGGCTGATCTCGCCGATCGACGGGCCCTGCGCCTCGACCAGCTGCGGCGCCGGCGGCAACCTGACCAGGTCTCCGAGCCCCTCGTGGATGATCTTGGCGATCGCGTACCAGCGGCGCGTCCCGTGCGCTTCCCCCCACAGGTCACAGCATTGCTTCGCCTGCTGCGCGAGATAGCGCGGGTTGTCGTACTTCCACGCCGCGGAGTCGCAGACGATGAACGCCGGCACGCGCTTCTGGTTGATCTTCGGCCACAGGCACATGGCGCGCTCGCCGTTGATGTACTGGAACGACACCACGATGTCGCCGATCATCCGCTGGAAGCGCGCGTTCTTGCCGCCGAGGACGATGCCGCCGGCCATCAGTGCGCCCCGACGCCTGCGCCAGGCGCGCCCGCATCGTTGGCCGCGGATTGCGGCTGCGCGCGCTGCGCCACAGCTTGGACGAGCAGATTCGCCTTCGCCGCCTCGAGCATGCCGACCATTTCGATCGTATCGCCGGGCGTCGAGTAGTAGCCGAACTGGCCATCGGGGCAGCGGAACGTGATGATGACGTCGACCGGCGCGTTGTCTCCCGCCATCGCATCGGCGAGGAACTGCTTGAGCTCGGCCTGCACCGCCGCTTGCGCTCGTGCGATCGCCTCCAGATTCTGTTGACTCATGGAACCTCCAAAGAAAAAGCCCGCGCGAGGCGGGCTTGTGATGGTGTCGGGCAGTTTCGTGTCATGCCCAGGACGATCGGCCGCGGCTCTGGCAAACCGCAGCGTCATGTGTCCATTATTGCCTGGTGTC